AAGTCATTACTTGGAATATCTTCAGTAATCATCTTAGTCCAACCTTTGAAATCACGAAACTCACTATGATAAACAGGAGGCATGTAATCCTTAACTTCTTTGGTTACCTCATCATCACCAACCATAAAATAATCTTCATCATTTTTAGTAATCATAAAGTAACTAGATGGTTTAATTGCTCGGGCTTCAACAATTAAAGGAGTGTCAGCAGTCCCACTATTTACAACTGAAACTTGGTCTGAAATCGCAGTATTTTTATTTCCTGTTACTGAATATTTGTAAGGGTCTGTTAGTACTACTTTGATAGTGAACTTAACAGGTATTGTAAATTCTTTGTGCAGCTTTATTGGTCCTTCGAAATAAGCGTTCCAGTACCAATCTTTAGATTTGAATTGTAATTTAACTTGTTCCTCGTAGTTAAAAAACTTTACTAATTCATTCAAGACGTCATCATGTGTTTTAATGCCGTTGTGAGATAAATAGTCATTACGTACCACCAAAGGTATATCAAAACTATAAGATTCAAGCCTACGCCCTTTATATATAGACCCCGAACGTCCATCTACATTTTCTGTTTTTAAAACATAATTAAAAGAGGGTATTTCAAACCCTCTTTCGACATACAACCAAGGAATTGTTTTGTTGTTCACTTTAATAGTGTCTATCATTGAATAGCAATTCCTCCTTTTCTAAACTTTACTTTTGTTGATTCTTGCCTTTCTCGCTTTTCTATAGACGCGTTCACCTTTTTATCAAAAGCGTATTCGTCAATAATCGGCTGATAATCTTTATCTGCAATCACATCGTTAGATTGTGCTATTTTCAGTAATAAAGCTATTTGTTGTTGCTGTTGTTCAATCATTTTCAATAATAAGCTAGGATCATCAAACCCGTTTAAGTCTGATAATTGGCTAGGACGCTTATTTTTACTCGCTTTTTTCCCTCTTACTTCTGCTGCTGCATAATGCAAAATCTTCATTGCATCATTTCTACGAGCTGGATCTGTTGGAATAATCCATTCTGGATGACCGTCTTCACCTAAGTTATACCAACCATCAAAAACTTTTCCACCTGTAGCATATGCGTAATCACCAGCACGTTTAAAACCACCCCAACCATATCGTCTAACAATGTACTGCATTGCTGAGATACCTTGATGTACTGGATTATTATAATTAGTGTACCCTCGTTTAGCGTTAGCTCTAAAAGTTGAGCCGATAATTTGGAATAATCCTCTAGACGGGTCTCCTCTTTGAGCATTAATATCCCAATTATTCACTGCATTTGATTGATAGTTGCTTTCACGCTTTGCAACTCGCATCATCTGGTCATGAATCCACTTACCTTTATAACGTCCTCCTAAAATACTTTGCGCTTGTCGGATTACTCGGCTGGCATAAGTTGCACCACTTCCAGAAGTAGCATCACCGCCACCAATTGATAACCTACCTTTTTTCTTTGCATTTCTTAAATATGGTTCAGGGTCAAAATGGCGTCCGTTTCTCCTCATTTCAAAATGTAAGTGTGGTCCTGTACTAAATCCGGTATTACCAGTTAAACCAACAACATCGCCGGGCTTTACCATCGTGCCACTAGGTGGTGATTTGCTAAAGTTTTTCAAATGCGCAAATAGCATATCGATAACGCCACTAGTAATTTTTACATAGTTACCATAACCACCAGACATAAACGGCATTCTTGTAAGTCTACCACCCATAGGCGTTCTAACTTCTTGATATACAAATGGAAAATCGACACCTTCATGAAATGGTCTTCCAGTTGCAGCGGTATAAGCTGCGGTACTCCATAATGATAATTAATTTTGTCAGGGTCTAATATTCCGCCGACTAAATCGCCACCGCCCATAGCTTCTAAATTTTCTTTTATCCAATCAGTAGCACTTTTCTTAATCTTAGACCATGCAGCTTTTGTTATGTCGCCTGCAATTCCCATTCCTTTAGTTAAAGAATTGAAATCAATTCCAAAAGCTTCAAGTATATAATTTAAAAGTTTTCCTGGATGTTCAATAAAATCTAAAACATCGCCAACTTTATCGCCAAGCCATTTGGTACCTTTACCTATTTGATCTTTTGTCCAGTTAAATGCTGATGATGCACCGGACTTAATATCTTTCCACATAGTACCTAAACTAAATCTTGGAAGAGTTCCGTTTAACATTGAATAAGTTTGTGCACCGTTATATACTTTTGAGCCTTTAGGTAAATAAGCAGTAGTATCTGTATTTGGTGTGATTACACGTTTACCATTAGGGAATTCAATCATTTCGTTTCTAAAACCATTTGGACCATTTCCGCGTCCCTTATCTCCAACTGTAGCGAATGTGTCACGTGCAATCTTACCGTTCTTAACTAATCTTGTAGTAGTATGTGTGTGCTCTGTACCAGTATGTAACTTAGGTATTTTATCCATGCCCAACTTACCACCGACCCAGTTTAAACCGTCGATTAATTTATTAAGTCCTTTTTTAATAGCATCTACCATACCGCCGATATGACTTTTAATTTTGCTGATAATACTTTGTAAGCCGTCACGCATATTTGTAAAAATTCCACGTACCTTACTCCATAAACGGCTAGCAATTCCTACCGTATTATCTTTAATGGAATTCCAAATATTTGACATCCAATTTCTTAAATTACTAAAAATTTCTTTCGTCGCATTCCATAAATTAGTAAATTTTGATTTGACGCCACTAAATAATGACTGCGCTTTTCCTATCGTATTCGTACGGATACTACTCCAAGTATTAGATAACCAATTTTTCATATTCGTGAAAATTGATTTGACACTATTAAATAAGAATCCAAAAATACTTTTTGTCGCATTCCAAATTGCTGATAAAGATTTACTGAATATACTTTTTATTACGTCCCAAATACCTGCTATTAATCCTTTTAGCAATCCGCCAAAGTACCTAACAACGCCAAGTATTTTGCCTACAAACCATAATTGAATTAAATTCCATATTAATTGAACGACTCCTTTAAGAATCATAACAATCGCATCCCAAACTCCTCGCCAATCTCCAGTAAATAAACTTGAGAAGAACTTAATTAAACCTAGTATGATATTTAAAGCTCCTTGTATCACACCTTTTATATTCTCCCAAGTACTGACAATTAAAGCTTTAACCGCCGGCCAAATAAATTGCATCACTTGCCAAATCGCGAACATGATTGGTTTAATTACAAAATTTATAATAAATTCAAATATAGCTTTGATAAAATTGCATATATTTTGAAGCGCTTGAACAATAGAAATTCCGTTTTCATTAAAGAATCCATTAATTTGACTCCAAATATCTTTAGCAAAATCAACTATTGCTGATATCGCTTGTTTAAAGATGTTTTTAACAGAATCAATGAAAGGTTGAATAAATTGAATAAAATTACTAAATGTTTGTTTAACACTTTCAATTGCACCATTAACAAAATTTCTGAAAGTTTCAGATTTCTTATAAGCAATTGTAAATGCGACTGCTAAGCCAGCCAAAACACCTAATACAATGCCAATTGGACCAGTTAAAGCCGTGAAGACAGTTCCTAATATAGGTACTTTAGTCGATAAAAAACTAATTAATCCATCAGCCTTTGCAATACCAGCTAATAGTGGGGCTAATACAGTTACTGCATTGCCAATTGTACTTATAAATGCGCCTAATCCAAAAACTACAGGACCAATTGCAGCAGCAATACCACCGAATATAACAATCGACCTTTTAGATCCATCACTTAAACTTGAAAACCAATCAACTGCTACAGATAGCTTTTTGATTAATTCTTCCATGACTGGAGCAAACGCACTTTCAATAGAAGCCCATACATCAGCACCTACTAATTTAAGTTTATTCATTGCTACTTTAAATCTTTCGGAGCCACTTTCAGAATCTTTAAACGTTTGATTTACTGTGCCTTGGGAATCTTCGATAGTTTTTAAAAATTCTTGATAACTAAAACGACCACCTTTAATAGCATCTGCTAAATCAGGACCTGCTTTTGCACCAAATGCTTCAATCGCTAAACTTGTTGCGCTAGCTATATCCGGCGTCTTTTCAATTTCTGCTAATGTCTTCTTAAATTCTTCTCTTGGATTTTTACCAGCTTTACCCCAATTGGATATAGCTTTTTTCAAACCACTGAAGGCTATTTCAGTATTAACACCTGATTTCTCCCATTGAGAGAATAAAGCGATTGATTCTTTCATCTCAAAGCCCATAGCCCTCATTGGAGCACCGTATTTAGTAATGCTATCAGCTAATGTATCAACACTTATACCGCTAGCCTGTGCTGCTTTCGCTACCATATCAAGTACACTTTGATACTCATCAGCTTCAATACCTGCATCACCCATTGCACGCGTAATTAATTGAACGGCTTGTACGCCTTCAGAACCTGTTATGTGACTAAATTTCAAGAATGACTCTGTGGCACTCTCAAGTTCTTTGCCAGTGAAACCTAACCTTGTGTTAACTTCCCCTAAAACACCGCCTACAGTCTCAGCATCTGCTGGAAAGTTGCCATAAACATCTTTAAATGAATTCTGCAACTTCTTAAGCTCTCCGCCGGTTGCTCCTGTTGCTTGGGTAACTGTATCTAAACCTTTATCAACTTCTGCAAAAGCTTTTCCTGATGCTGCTGCAATACCTAAAACAGGTGCGGTAACACCAATCATCATACCTTTACCAATAGATTTTAAACCATCACCCATTTTTGTTAATTTAGGTCCCATACTTTCAAAAATTTTACTGGTTTTCCCCCAGCCACTTTCTGCCATTCTTTGAGCTTCAACTTGGGCTTTTTTGAACTCTTCAAACTCAGCCGATGTTTTTTGCAATTCTCTTTCTAAATAATTCAGCTCATTTGCTTGTTTGTTATATTCTTGCCGTAATTTTTGAGCTTCTGCACTGTTTTCACCCTGTTCTTGAGATACCTTGTCATATTGCTTGGCTAAATCATCAACATTTTTCTTATAACCTATGATAGTTCCGTCAAGTTCTTTAATCCTTTGTTGGTAACTATCAGTTGATTTTTCGGTATATTTGAAGTTGTTGCCGGTTAACTTTAAGTCAGAATTTAAAGTTTTAAAGTTTCGTTTGATTTCTGCAAATGATCTATTTAAATTTGCTGCATCCAAATCCAAACCTATAGATAAACCTTTTATTCTTTCTCCCATTTTTTACCTCCTTTCTAAAAAAGTTCAAAAAAATAACCCTAACCAAACGGTTAAGGTTAAAATGCATCAATTAAAGCCTCTGCTTTTTCTTCAGAAATGTCATTGTTTTTATTTTGATATATGGAAAGTACATAATGAAATGGCATTTTTAAAACTTCGTTAGCGTCTTTACCATTTTCAATTAAGTCCATCATGAGAGTATCCATATTTTTCAACATTGCTTTATATGTTAAATCTTCAGGCTTTATTTCATGTTCTGGATAAAATTTCTAGTTTCCTCAGTTTGCTGACCTTGAGTAATGAAAATTACTTGTTCACGAAGTGCATTCATTCCATCAGGTGCATGCATACGTTCTTTTAAGTCTTTAACTGTGAATTGGTTATCGTAAATTTTTACAACCATATCCATCAATCTGTCAGCGATTTCTCTTGGTTTCATCGTGCTATTTTCGTCCTCAATATCATCGATTAAATCCATTGCTTCGTATACAATTTCAAATGAAATGAAGTGTGGTGTTAAGTACGTTTGTAATTTAATTTCATTTGCTTTCGGGTCTTCTACTAATTGAATAATGTTACGTTTTAATTTTGCCATTTTATAATACTCTCCTTATTTTCAAATAAAATAGAGGGGTTGCCCCCTCTTATGCTTCTACATTTATTGTTATAGTGTCACTCATATTACCAACTGTTGCTTTAACCGTAGCAATGCCTTGTGCTTCCGCAGTAACTTGACCATCTCTATTGATTGATACAATATTCGTTTGATCTGTTGTGTATTTCAATAACTTACTTTGATTAGATGGCTCTACTACAACATTTAAATCGTATGTGTCGCCAACTTTAAGTGTTTTAATGCTATCTGGTATATTAACCGACTTTACCGCAGTTTCCGATGAAGCCGGTTTCGTTACAAAGTTTCTTCGTTATCCTCTGTCACGTTTCCAGTATATTCTTCGCCTAAAATTTTCTTTAAGAAAGCCTCTTCGCCTTTTTCACCGTCGCCACCATGATTTGTCATGTTAGCTGAGTCAAAGATATATTTACGTACAGACTTTTTATTATCAACTAAAGGGAAAAGTGCCTCACCTTCAACCTCTTCACTTGAGAAATCCCAATCTTTCTCAGCCGTTTCTCCATCGATTTTAGGATTTGTAAACATAACTTTAGGTAATAAAACTGTTCTAAATGTACCGTCTCTACGCTCTTGTCTGAACCATACAGCTACGTAATTGTTTTGTTTACCTTGTTTCTCTTCGTAAACGCCATCTTCATCATAATCTTCATTAAAAACAATTTTGCGAATCTCTTTAGGGAACGCATGCATTTGTAATGAGATTTTACCTTCTCCGTCTGTATTCCCTGATTCAATTGGACCGCCATCAGCATAAGCTGTTTTTAGTTCTCCACCAGTTTCAACACCAATTTTTTGTAATCCTCTTGTTTTTGTAATATCACTATATTTTAATTCCGCGCCTTCTTTCGTTAATTTAGCGAAACCTAAACCAGTAATGTTAATATACGCCTTTGGCGCACTTGCATGTTTTACTGCCATTTAATTTTCCTCCTTATAAAAAATGCCCTCGTAAACGCGAGAGCTTCTATATGTTTTAAATTCTTCTATATATTCCGGTTTTCCATTTGAAACATTTCCCATTTTTAGTTCAGACCATAATAACTTTTGAATACGATTAGATATCTTATTTCTTATGATTCTCGCATTATATTCATCATTGTACTTAACAAAAACATCTATTTGGACAATATAACTATATGCACACTCATCTCCGTCAGTATAAGTTGTAGGTATTGGGTCGTCGATATCGTCAATAACAATAAAAGGTACATCAGTATCTTTTACATTAGGGTATTTATTGAACTTAATATTATTGATATTTACGTGCTCTCTAATAATTCTGTCTTGACTAATCACTTCATGAACTTTGTACAAAATATCAATCACAATTTTTTCAACTCCCTTTTTAGCGTCTCAAAATACTTATTTTGCCCTTGTCTTATTGCTCTATTAACACCGCCCATAGCTTTAGGTTTGATAAATTTACCTGTTTCTTTTTGAACGTGTCCATATTCAATTAAATGTACGATTTTATAACGGTCTTTAGAACCTCGCCAATGAACAGTAATTGTACGTTTTCCGTTTATCCATTCAGGTTTACTAAAACTTACCTCATTAATTAATGCTCCCGTATCTTTTGAGGGCTTTAGTTGTTTTTTTACTTCTTCAACAATTACCTTAGCACCAGCTATTAACGCCTTATCTTGAACTTTTACCATCTCTTTTATGCCAAAACGTTTTTCTAATTCTCTTTCTAATGCTTTATCACCTATCACTTTCACACTCATGAACTATATCCTCCACGAATCATAATAAAGTCTTTATTATCCAAATCTGGTGATACTTGCTTTATATTCAAACGATTTTTGAAATATCTTGATTCAATTTCAAGATAATGTTCTTCACTGGGTAAATAATCACCTTGCGGATCACGAATATACAATTTAATGTCATTTTGGGTTCCGTTTGAGATAGCTTGTTCTAATTCACGTAACCAGACACCATCAATACTCGCCCAACAGCTATATAATAATTTTTCTTCTTTTTCTCCAGCTTCTGGACCATTATTTTCAGTATACTTATAAAAATGAACACGAGTATTTAAACGTTTAGTTGTAATTCTAGGTTTTTTAAACACTTTCTTCATCTTCTGATACCTCCATTAGAGATAACGAAAAATCTATTATTTCAGGTCTGTAATTATCGTTGAAGTGTTCTAATAAATCTTGATAAGCATATCTAGCGCGTATAAGTATCAATTCTTGACCTATTAAATTCTCTAATTCAAAAACTCCGCACTGATTTTTTATACGCTCGTACGACATTTTTAACAACTGCTTTAAGTACTCATCCTCTGAATTATGGTCAATCTTTTCAAGTGATTTAAATTTGACAAGCAAATCATCAATCGTCATTGTCTTCACCATTCAATAAGTCGACGATTTCACTTTTAACCATTGAACTAGACGCTTTTTTTTGTAATGATTCGCATAGTTCTAATAATTCTTGTTTTGTCAGCTTATCTAAAGGTACGATATAAACTTTGTCGTACTTATTTTTGATTTGATTTGTCAACAATTCAACACGAGGATTGTTATACCCTTCAGCTGGATACAACTCCCCTACTTTGTACTTGTGTTGATTGTGCTCTATGTCTTTAAAAGCTCTAACAACTTTAAATTTCACCATTTTATCACCTCATAAAATTTTATAGTGTTTCTTCGGTACCTTCTAAAGCTGGCTTATGTCCTTTTAAATCTAATTTCCAAACAGCAGCAACTTTATTATCTTTCGCTTTGCCGTAAGCAAATTGTTTTGCAGTGTATAAATCCATATCATCTAACGCAAGTGTTTCTTTAAATTTCTGAACATTAATACCACCAGCTAAATAACCATCATATAAACCTTTAACGTACGTTAAAACCTTACCTGCTTCTTGGACTGTAGACTCGATAACATTCAAATTAAATGGTAAAGCAGTAACATATACGCCATTTGCATTTAAATGTGTATACTGTGCTTGAACCTCAAAAGCATCGGACGGATTAACAACCATTGTTACATTACCTTTAACCGCTACTGATTTACCTTTCTCGTTAGTTGAGTGGTATTTAAACACTTGCATCAATTCATTAACCGTAGCGCGCGGATTAGCAAATGTAAGCGTACCTTGTTCTTCTTTCTCTGGATAAGCACCCTCAGTTACCGATACACCTTTTTGTACTTGACGGTTTAAGCCGATTGGTTGGTCTTTACCAGTACCTTTTAAGAACGCAGTTTCAAGCGCCACTGCAAATGCTTCTTCGATTTGAACACGAACAAATCTTTCAATCCACGCAGGACCAAAATCATTTAAATCTTTTGGTAAAACAACAAACGCTGTCAATTTATTTTGAATTGCTGTTTCTTCACTGAACGCAGCATCTAATTGACCTTTAATTTCACCATAGATTTTACCCCAAACGGCTACGCCAGAAGTTTCAGATTTTAAGAACTTCAAACGCAAACCAGCGTTTTTAATACCTAAATCAGCTAATAACGGATGATTCGTCGTCAAATCTTCAAAAATTCTATCAATTGTTTCTTCTGGCAAAAGTTTTTCTTCTTTATAGTTAACGTTTTTATTGATATCCATGAAGAAACTTCTTTGGTTTGCACTCAAAGATTGTGCTGATTTAGGTAAACTAGAAACTCTTTCAGCTTCTGCTTTTGCTTGTAATTTAGTTTCTTCAAATAGTTGGTTAATCATGTCACCGTACAATTCATTTTGTCTTTCTTGCGGTTCACCGTTGTTTACTGCATTAATAAATTCGTTTTTCGCATTTGCGAATGTTTCCGATAAATTTATAGTCATTTTATGACCTCCTATTTTTTGTATTAAAAAAGGAATCTTGAAAATCCATTTGCTGATACTTTACTATCTGCAACATCGATTTCTGATTCCTTTTCTTTCATATTTATTTTTTCAATTACTTTATTTGCTATTGCGTCAATATCAATGTTAACCTCTGGCGTTTTACTTACCAAAGCTGTTACACGATTTAATACATCTTTCGATAACACTTGTGTATTGCTTGCTACAATTTGCATATTGTCGTTTTCAAACATTTTACTATCCGCAAAACCTTGTTCAATGGCTTCATCAGCATTTAGCCACGTTTCCCTAGCCATCATTTCTACAAGTTCTTGTTTGTTTTTACCAGCTCTAACCGCATATGCCTCAGCCATTATTTGACCAACATGTTCTAATGTTTCTGCAGCATGATTTAGATCTTTCGCTTCTCCTTGCGCAATACTTGAAGGATTGTGAATCATCATTCTAGCAACCGGACTCATTTCGATGTGGTCACCAGCCATTGCGATAAGCGATGCCGCACTTGCTGCTATTGCTGTGATACGAACATTCACTTTGCCTTTATGAGCTCTTAAATGTGTATATATTTCACTACCAGCTACTAGGTTACCACCATTTGAGTTAATTATAATATCAACATCTTCATCACTAAATTCTAGTTGTGTTAAAACATCTTTAGGACAAGTCGAATCCATACCAAGCATTTCGTAAACCCATTTATCTTCGTTGGAAACGATGACGCCTTTAATCTCCACTTTCATCTTCATCACCACCTTTCAAAGTGTTTTTATCTTTTTCTTTTTCATCATTTTCACCACTGTTAGCTTTTTCGTAGTTTTTAGTAATCAGGTATTCGTCTAATTCAGGATTGTCTGATGGTTCTTCACCTAACATAATCCGCACCTCATTCCTTGTAAATGAACCAGAACTTACAAGTTTGTCAATTGCTTCAGCATATTGAAGTGGGTCTTTTTTATTCACACCGACAATTTCTATTCTTGTATCTTTCAAATACATGCTTTGTGTTATGAGTTTCGCGTTTAATTCGTTCTGAATCTTTTTTAATAAAGGTGTTAAACAGAACTTCTCAAATACAAGCGTGTTCTTTTCCAAATCAGCTGTTTCTCCGTAAATCAAACCTGGAGGTATACCAATCATCAACGCAACATTTTTTATTGCATCTCTCATTAGCTCACTCAATTCAGAAAAAGGCATGTTACTATTCTTACCACCATTAGATAATTCCTCATAATCAAAACCTTCTATCAAAGGCGCGATTGCTAGTTGATTTTTATTAAAAGTATTGAATAATTTATTTGTGAACGCTTGTAATTTTTCTATATTCTTTTCGTCATATGCGCTAGAGGCAGATTTCAAAATCCCTCTTATTTGATAGTTTTTTAATTGTGCACCTATCATTCTTCCGAATATTTTCCCGTAATCTTCGAATAGACTTTCTACAAAGTGTGTCACTTTATTGTTGTTGTACTTTAAATATATGACCTCTTGCATTGTGAAAGTACGTTGATAAGTATAATCTTTAACCGTTACATCTTTGAATATATCATCATACAAAGCGTACTCTTCTCTGTAAAAGCTATCTGCGATAAGTAATTCTTTGCTGTCACTTACTACGATTAAAACCTCGTTATCATAAATTAGTTTATATATAACTTGTTGCCAAAAACTATCGCTTGATAAGTCAGTATTTGGTTTTATATTTAACTTGTAGTAAACATCATTCTTTTGAATTCTATTACCTTCCAATACTTTAAAATGACTTTGAGCGACAGCTCGCGCAACAAATTCAATACAACTATCAATCGCTAAACGTTTCACATACGCTTGTTGTGATAGATCTTCTATCATATCTAAATCAAGCATATATGTTATATCTTTCCTAGTTTTAAATATCTTTTCTAGAATACTCATGTCTCACCTCCTCTATTAGAAATCTATACTCATTAATGCATCAAGCGCTTTAGACATGTCTTTGTCTACTATATCGTCTGCTCTATATAATGCGTGAACAAAAGCCATGAACCCATCGGTTTTTCTTCTATTTTCATCTTTTTTAATATATTCTTTATTACCATCGGGTTTAACCTTTACTGCAACATTATTAGTAAACCAACGCATCAAAGGATTGTCTCCATATATTACGTTATGTTTCGCAAACATTGTATCGATACGTGGTGCAAGTAATCCATGTATTGCTTTTGGATTTCTAAGTACTTCAAGTTTTATGCCAGCATCCTCAAACGCACGTCTTACAATATCAGTTCTATAATTATCAGCTATGACTTTTTCAAGCCCATATTTTTCTCTAGCCTTTAAAAACCAATCAACTATATATTCAATTTCAATGACATCATCATCTACAATGGTCAATAATCCCATTTTTTCCCATTCTTTAATAGGTGGCTCTAATTTGACATCATCCAAAAACCCTTGTCTTACAAAAGAATGTCCTAACCAAATATAATCGTCGTTCTTTCGAAATAGTAGCCCTACACTTGCGAAATCTCGGATATTTGCAAAGTCTAAACCACCAATACACATTTGATTATCTAAATTTGGTATCTCTCTATTAGTCGCTAGTATTTCTTTCCATGGTGCTATTACTTTTTCAAGGTCAACTTCAGGCAAATTCATTCGCTTAGTCATGAATTCAGGCTTATTTGAACGGTTGAATGGTAAATCGTTATATTCTTCTTCAATCGTGCTTAGCAGTGTTTTAGCGTATTCTGATAACGGTTTATGTAACATTGGGTTCGCCTTTTCCCACGTCTGTCTGTCATCAACTTCTTTTGGATCGTCTAACTTACAATAAAAAGCAAACAATCTACTATTTTTAACCTTGCCACTTAATACACTTGCAATTTTGTGCTTCATTGCATCGATATAACCCTCTCTAACAAAACCATCAGTACTTATATAAAACGTTCTTCTATTTTTCTTTTTACCTAATCCACCACGTTTGACGTTTACCATTTCAGGACCAAAGAAATAATGAATTTCATCAAAAATAACACACCCCTCACGTCCACCGTCTTTGGTTTTTGTGTTTGATGTGTTATATCGAATAACCGATTTAGTTGCACGGTTTATTATTTTTGCTTTACTAACTTCATAAGGAGCTTTTGGCGTTTTACCCGTCTTATTTCGTTTGTTATCCATTAAAACGGTTCTGATTTCATCAAACGATGTTTTTGCTTGATCTTCACTATTAGCAACAATGGAGATGTGATATTCTTTAACTCCGTGTAAGGGCGTAGAAAGAAAATCACTAATAGCACTTATTAGACCGTTTTTCCCGCCTCCACGTCCCATGAAAATAGCAAATTCTGTAAAGAAAGCTTCATCTGTATTTTTATCTATAAGAAATATATTAGCTATGATAAACCTTTGAAATGGTAATGTTGGAAAATACCATTTTTCAATAAATTTGATACAATCCTCGATTTTCTGTTCATCAAAATATACATCATCTCGTGAATATATATGTTTTTGTAGATAATTAAAGAGATCAATTCTTTCTTTATTTAAAATTATCTTTCCTTGTTTCCACAAATTTATATATTCATCAACGTATTTATTACTAATCATAGGTAATCATCAGATGGCGTTTCTGTGTCTTCTTTCTCTTCGGGCAATAAATCCGATAATTGTTTGATTATTTTTTGATATGCAGCATCTCTAGCATTAAATAGTTTGGCTACTGGTCTTTCCCTTTCATATGGTGGCGCCTTTTCAGATTGAGTAAATAAATCATAGTCACCTTTTTCTTTTATGTCTTCCCACATGTAATCAAGCATTACACGTAGCCTTGCTGCTTGAATAATTAAACCATCAACTACTTTTAATTTATTGCTAGGTATGTCTTTATATAATACTTGCAGCCTTTCTTTTTCTTTAAGCACTAAGTTTTCATCAACTATAATCTCCATTTCATCACCTGCCTTAAAATGGTTATAAGAGGGGGGGTTATACATGGATTTTTAAAATTATCGCGAAGTCGAGCCCCTGCCCGTTCCCCAAGCGTTTTGATCACTTTCGATTTTTTTGACCCGGGGGTATTTACCATTTTTCATCTTTCCATTTATTTTCTTTTTTATAAATCTCTTTTCTTTTTTGTTGTGACATTTAATACACAGTGTTTCTAAATTGTTTAAGTCATGAGCAAACTCCGGATGATGTTCTAGCGATAATATATGATCTACATCCAACGACTTACGCTTGCTTTTGTCATATGTCGTTAACTTGCCGTCTCGCTTACATTGTTGACATTCATAATTATCTCTTTCTAGCACTCTTTTTCTTGTTGTTTGCCATTCTTTAGACTTATAGAATCGTATACGTTCGTCTTTAGTCATCATAATGTTTCACCTTATATAACTTAAGTAGTATCAAGACGCATCTATACTTGATGTGTAGTAATGTATTTACAATTAGTTTGAACATGTTCATACCTCATAAATAAAAAGACACATCACATAGTGATGCGCCTCTTGTTCATGCGTTGTATTAGCATTTAATAACTTTAAATATTAATCTGATACTAACATAATAAACTGTTTTAATGCGGACTTACATAGGGTGAAAGTCCGCTACACATAACCAATATACTTCGCTAACTTATCGATCAGTGCATTTCTTCTACGCAATATACTTGTCTTACTTGTACCAAAGTAATGCGCGATATCTTCCCACTCATAACAACCAATAGGACAATCCCAATATCTAAACCTTAATAACTCAAGCGTATCCTCATCACTTTCATCTATCAATCTATCTACACCGTTAACTATATTTCTTAATGTATTGTACCTGTTATCACTAAACTTCTTTATTGCACATCGTTCAATCGGATTACCCGGCAAATTACTTTTGCCAGCTCCCGCATTATCTGGTTCATGACTTTCAAGTAATTCATATTCTCGCATCTTCAACTCTCTTCGATAGTTATCGATGTGCTGAATGTATTCTTCAAGCTTTTTGATATCGTGTTTCTCAATCTTTATCATTCAATGCAATACCTCCGATAATATAAATTACTTTTTAATATCGTTATTCATTCGCTTTAATTCAATCCTGTATTCTTTTAACCCGTTGTATCCTTTAGTTTTAACTACTTCATCAAGTAGATAATCATTCATATATCTGAGCGCTTGTATCTCCCTTGCACGATCACTATTAATACTGATACAAACTAATAGCAATATAGCAAATACAATAGTCATAGTAATCCACATCACTCACTTACCTCCGCTCGAAAGACGTAATCACTCGGCGCCTCTACATCATCATTAGCCGTCATCATAATATATACTTGCTCAGTTACATACTTACCTAGCTCATACATCGCTAGTAAGAATAATAGTCTTAGTATTTGTTTAATCATTTCCCACACTCCCTTATATTTTCAAACAACTGACCTAATTTAATAACTGCATCTCTTTTAACTTGCGCCTCGTACTTCTCTTTCGCTTCTTCTTTACTCTCTGCCTCAACAACTATAAACCTTTGATTGCTCTTAGCTCGAGTTATGTGTGTATGCTTGCGTCCTGTTGAATCTTTGAATGTCGTGACTAAGTATTGTGTCACTTCCCCAAAACCTCCTTGACTCGATATAAGATGTCTTTACACGTATCCTTTTCCTGCGTCTGCTGTTCCATCTTGTCTTTCGTGGTTCCTTTTCATTTTCTTTTTGTATGCGTCAATGAGTTGGTCGATAGTATATAAGTTGTAAGCTATGTCTATCGCTATCACAATTGCCAATTGGTCGGGATAAAATTCTTTGAATATTATCTGTGGTGTACTAACAACTGCGCCTTGAGCAAATTCTTTATCTTTAAAATTAAACATTTTGTGAAATTCTGTATCTTTAAAACTTGATTCAATCGCTTCTTTTATCTCTTCTGATGACACTCCTACTTGATTCGCAATACTCAAACCAAACGCCAACATATCCGCCAACTCATCTAACTGAACATCTAACGGCTTACCTGGTTTCTTCTTCCAGTTCTTAAACGTTTCCAATGTATTAAACCATTCAAAGAATTCAACTACATATGCAATTTTGCTATCTCCTAAGTTTAGCGTCGGTATTCTATCGTCGAACTCCTTTTGTATTTGTAATAACTCTTGTAACTGATCGATTGTTAATGTGTTATTCATTATCGTTGTCCTCCATTTGATCTAAAAATTCGTAGAACTCATTTGTTCCGTCTAGTTTGTCCATTCGGCACAATATAACACTTAAGTTGATTTCAGCTCTTCTATATATAGCTACTTCCTTGTTCGCTCTGCTCTCAATCTGTAGTTCGCTAAGTCTAAAACGGTAAAATTCGTATCTTCCAAACAATTCATTTTTAAGCGTGCGCCACATGTTCTCCAACTCTTTGTTGCGTTTTTCTAGTTTATCGATATTTTCAGAAAGTTTTTTGTTTTCTTCTCTATAGTAAAACGCCTTTGTTCTAAAATAATGTATTGCACTTTCTTCGCCAGTAATAGAGTTTACTCTCTCTACTCCATATTTTTTAAAGTAACTTAACAATTCCTCTCTAGTAGGTCGTGTCATTGTATCCCCTCCGGAATATTTAATAATCTTCTGGCATAACTATATGCGCCATCACTATTTAATCCGTTACCAAAGCATGTATACATGTATTCGTAATCCTTTTTTGTTAAATGTTTGCCAATATAAAGTTCGAAACCTGTTTGTAAAAAAACCTGTGTTCTTTCAGGAGACATATTTTCAATACAAGATCTGCTAACCCAATGAATAAATTTAACAACTAAATCTAATTTGTTAGCGCAATCTTTTAGTGAAAAGAAAATATTTGATTCGCTATCGAGGATAAGCTCTTTATTTTCATTGATAAAACTGAATTTAAAGCAATTCATCATTTCGAACACTTCATAAATCAGATTATCTATCTCATCAAATGCTTTTGCTTTTCTCTTAACTTCCGCTATATCCCCAATAAGCTCATCTCGTTGCTTCTTGTACTCATCACGTTGTTTTCTCATCTTCTTCAACCTAGCGTCCATTACACCTAGTTGGAACCCTGTTTCATAGTTCATTCTGTTACCTCCAATAAATGTGATGATTCAAATATGTTGCCTTTAACCTCACAGTCATATCTAAGGAAGGATTTTATGTCTATATACTCAAAGTAATCATTTTCGGAGACTGCGCCCTCAAACATAAAATCTTTTAATTGAATACCATTTACAACATCAATAGATATTACTGCTCTATTAATTGTTCCTATTACAGATTCATCGTCTGGCATCTCTAATATTTCATCTTCAAACTCAACTATATCTCCCGCATATATTTCGTTGTTGTTTTTGTCTTTAAGTCCTGTACTTTGCATAAGTTCTACATCTTTAAAATCTCTTGCATGTATTAAAGCTTCTGCTTCCGCGTAGTTTTCATAGTGAACTTCAGTCTCAATGAAGTCGAATCCTACAACATCGTGTATTCTTCCTGTATATTTGTCCCACACTCGATATTTCGGCATCATACTACTACCTCCACTTTTTCGACCTCTATGCTTGCAGTTTTAATTCTCATCATTTTCATCTCCTCTAAAATAAAGTTAGTTGCTTCTGTTCCTCGTATTCCAAACCATGTTGCTTTATATATATTTCGAGCTCTTCAGCAGTATCAAATGTCTTTTTAACGCTTTGCCAACCTGGCACGATATGCCCATGAAAGTAATAAGTGCCGTTTACTACATGAATATGTGCCACTCGTTCGTTATCCTGATACACATATCTCTTAAATCCAAAGAATTGATTTAGGTATTCTTTGCGTGCGTTATCTGTCATGATCTACTTCTTAACTTTCACGAATATGTCGTTTTCCAACAGGTAGCACGCATAACGTCCTCTTGGATGTTTCTGAGGTACATTAAACAAGTGTGGCTTCTTTCTTCTTAGCTCAGCCTCTCTCTTTCGCTTTCTTTCCAATTTGCGTTCGAGTCTAGCTTGTTCCAGTCTTTCTATTGTTTTCTTTTCTCTGTACTCGCTTAAACGCGTACCTTCTGGTGCGTCCATTGCTTCATGTAGTTCCCAACCGTCTTTTACTCTCTTAGAAACCATTCCAGCGGTTATACCGTGACTTTCTATTAATTCCATTTCAAATTTACTGAACCTATAAGGTTTATCGTTTATTGTTACAATTCTTGCTTTTCTCGCCATTTTATCCACCTCTTATATTTCTTCTATTCGTATGATTATTTTGGGCTCAATTCCATAACGCTTTGAGCTAGTTATTTCTGTAATTTGGTTATCGTCTTTCCATACATGGCCATTACAAGCATCTAATACCGTTTTAATTAAGTTGTCGATATCCGGCTTAGTCACTTTATACTGCCCAACCATTTCGCTTTTCTTTTTCTTCGACCACGATTTAAGCAATGGAAAGTAAAAGTCTAATTCGATTTTTAGTGCGCGCTCTAGATTTAACTTAGGCATTTGCCCTTGTATATACGCTTTATGCTTTGTGTAAGACGTTAGCATGTAAGTTTGAACAAATCTACCTGTTTTACGAAAGCGTGGACGAGGCGACCCCATCGGCGCATTAAACACTTCATTAAATTTAATTTCTATCTCCATGTAATCCCTCATATATATTCAAATAAGCTTGTTTGGTGTCCTAACTCCATTTGTTCATTATCAATAAGTGTATTTAATTCATAATCGTCTAAATACCAACGACGACCATTAAATTTTGTTTCTTTTATTCCAACAACTAAATGCCGACCATCTTTAAAATGTGGTGTAACTGAAAACATTTTGTTGCCGTCATGATCAAATAGATAGTATTTATCAAATGCATCCATTTTCAATCACTCCCATTTGCTATTTAGACGCTTAATAAAAGCTTCTCTGTCTTTCTCAAGGTTTTCATCTACTTCCGGCGTTTTCGTTTCTCTCGTGCTGTCTGTGAGCCATTTGGGTGTTTTTTCTTTCGATGGTTTAACATAAGGTTTATTAGTTTGCTTTTTGCTTTCCAGTTGTTGCTTTTCAAATGCACGTACTTGTTCAATAGATTTCAAGTTTGCATTAAGCCATGTATTCAAAATGCTTTTAGCATATCCCCAAGTAACTTTATTTCTGTCTTTAGCGATTTTAAGTGATGCGGTAACTATTTGATCTGAATCATTTTCAAATGAATCAAGATAATAATTTAAATCGTCTAAATTGTAAGGAGTTATGAAACCGAATCCGTTATCTTGGAAGAAGTCGAAGGCAGCTGCCTTCTTCTTCTCATTCTCATCATTCTTTACATTATCCCCATTCTTTACATTCTTGTTTGTGTTGATTTGTTGTCCATTTGTTGTTGATTTGTTGTTGATTTGTTGTCCATTTGTTGTTGATTTGTTGTCGTTTTTGCTGTCGGAATTTTCTTCCATACTTTGATAAATCGCCCAATTGACAACGGTTATAACAGAAAATTTGTTGTCGGACTTTACGACGATAGTTCCAAGATTTTCTAAAAGCTTTATGTAGTCTCTTACTGTGGATTCTTTGAGACGTAACTCTTCGCTTGCTCGCTTTCTCCCGAACACAAATTGACCTTTTTCTAATTCGACAACCCGCCTGCCAACAAGCTGTGTATGATCCTTATGACTAGCTTTCATAAGACAATATGCAAATACTTTGAATAACTTTTCGTTCTGAAAAATAGGCGAATCTAATAGTTTTCTATGAAGTTTTATCCAACCAGTCATATACACACCTCACTTTCAAACCGGTTAAATTAGAATGGTAAATCATTGTCATCTATTTCAATCGGAACATTTGCATTCGCAAACGGATTATCTTTTACTGGTTTGTTATTTGAATATTGCGATTGTCCACGTGTTTGTTGTACTTGTTGTTGGTATAAATCTTGTTGAGTGTCATTTGAGTTTTTCGGTTCTAAAAATTGAATACTATCAGCAATAACTTCCGTAACATATACACGTTGACCTTCCTTATTTTCATAATTCCGCGTTTGTAACCTACCATCTACGCCCGTCAACGATCCTTTAGATAGGTATTTATTAACGTTCTCTGCTTGTTTTTTAAATACGATGATATTAATAAAGTCTGCCTCGCGCTCTCCTTGTGCATTCGTAAATGTGCGGTTAACTGCTAATGTGAATGATGCTACATTTACACCACTTTGAGTGGTTCTTAATTCTGGGTCTCTAGTTAAACGACCAACTAATATTGTTCTGTTTAGCATTTATAAACCTCCAACATAAACGGGCGCGCCCGTCACTTTTTGTATTTCACTTTTAATGTATTTTGCATTTGAATTTTGACTACTTAAATGAATTAAATGTATTTCTTCGAGTCTAGTTAAATCATTTGCTTTTAACATTCCGATAGCATGTTCTAAGCTAAAATGAGACTCCATAATTCTGTTTGCTAATGTGCTGTGCACACTGCCGTTTTTTATGTTTTCCTGCATTTGTTCATAGATATAATTAACTTCTAACATCATGTGCGTAATGCCGTTAAATTTGTATTTCAAATACTTTGTATCAGTAACATACAGAACCTTATAACCTAATGTACTTTGTAATAAGAAAGCCACAGGCTCGTTAGCATCATGTTCGATGTCAAACGGTAGAATTGACCATGTGCCTATTCGCAGCTCTTGCTTTGCCTTAATCGTGCATAAGCGATGACTTTCAAAATTCATAGCTTGTTGTGTTCCAGCAGTCATATAGCTGATTACACCATTGTCGACAAACTGCTTTGTGTACTTTGCATGATCACCATGTTCGTGTGTGATAAGACACCCTGCTATATGTCTTGTTTTATATTTAAAATGCTTTTGAACACGTTCAAATTTTATACCTGCCTCAAGTAGTAACGTAGTACGTCCATCATTTAAGACGTAGCAGTTACCACTTGAACCAGTTGCTATTGTTTCAATTAAAATGGCTCTTCTTCGCTTTCTTTTTCTGTTGCAGGTTCTTTTATTTCTTCAAAGTCAGATACATCAATAGGCTTATCATTTTCTAATTCTGTGTATTGTGCTTCTTCGAGAACTGGTTGTTCAAAGTCCAATTGTTCTTGATTTGCATTTTCTTCAACTTCTGCGTCCAACACTTCTTTGCGTTGACGTTGTTCGGATTCTTGTGCGTATTTGAAAAGATTGCTATCTGTTGATGTGTTGATATAACGTTTAGCAGCTCTATTGATAACTGTTTTTTTAGCCATTTCTTCTTTGAAATTATTATGTGTTTTAGAATTTTGTAATGCTTTTTCATCTTTAATCATTGATGACTGCATCCATGCTTGTTTAATTTGTTCAATAGTCATGACTTCAATATAGTTATCTCGTCCATCATTAAATACGATTGTGCAGTACGCACCGATAATGTTTTCTTTGTCGATGTTAAAGAAGTCTTGTTCGTGTTTAATCGCTTTGATACGTCCTGTTCCTCCCATTTCTTGCTTGAATGTATCGCCTTTATAAATCACTTGAGCAACAACATCTTGAGCACCTGCATCACGTTTTAACATCATTACATTACCGTGATAGCTACGTTGTAACTGCATTTTGTTGCCGTAAGGAATAAAGTAGCATTGATTTTTAGCTGGATTTAAACCTTGCGTTACCATGTCTAATAAGGCATTTGCTTTGCTTGTATCGTTACAACTCATTAATTTGTTATCTTGGCTGATTTGTAACCATGCTTGTTTCATGGCATTACTTGGTGAATAATCATTTGGCAATTCCAAATTGCCTTGTGACTCTAAAACTCTCACTTTGTTTAATACGTTGTCAGATACGTTCTTTTCTTGTACTAATTGTTGTTCAATAGTTTGTAATTTATTATTTTCAGTCATTTTATATAGTCTCCATTCTTAATTTTTTATCTTGTTCATTTACTATCAATTGAATTTGTTGTGATTCTGTTTTGATAAGCTCTGTTACTGATTCAGCATTATCAATAAATATTGGCGCTGTAACTTTAAAATGTTTTGACAGTGTATTAATGATATCTAAGCCAACATTAATTCTTGAGGCGTTATTTAAACCGCTGTCGTATTCGACGCCGTTAACCGTTGTGGAACATGTTTCTTCTAATTCGCCGTTAACTAAGGTATTGAATAACTTAAATTCAGCAATATCAAATTCGTTATTGATATTTTCAGTAAGCATTTTGACTTTTGTTGTTGTAAATTCTTTTAAGATATAAAGGTCATGTGAATACTTTTCTTTTTCATCCAATAATCTGTCTTCTTCATTTCTTAATTCAGAAATAACATCATCTAGATGTTTATTTGATTTTTCGATTGATCTTGACACTTCAATTTCTGATTTTTCTTGAGTAAGTTCGCTTATTTTGTCATCTATTCCTGAAACTTTATCTTGAATAGTTTTCCTGATGTTAGAGCGTTTTTGATTAATCTCATTTATCTCTAACATTACTGCTTTGTATTCGTCAGTTTGCGTAACGTCAACGTGAGTTGTTTTCAACTTATTAATTTTGTTTTGTATTCTTGCTGAACGCTCTTCTGCTTCGTTGATTTTAATTTGAAGATTATTATTGTCATCCTCTAACTTCTCGATGATTGGCTTTATTTTCTTGCCTTCTGAAATAATGTGATTGATAGATGTTTGTATTGTTTCTAATTCTTTCGATTTGCTAGCATTGAATTTCTGCAATGCTTTTTCTCTTGCCTCATTCACTTGTTCAGCTGGTAACTGTTGACCACAACAACTACATACATTATCATCAAGATATTCAAATTTTTGATTTTTAGCTTTTTCTAAATCACTTTTTAATCCTTTATGATTTTCTAATAATCGATTACGTCTATTTTCTTCATGCGTGATTTGTTGTTTGTTTTGCTTTAATCTCGTTTTAAGGTTTGCTACCGTTCCATTTTCAACGTGTAATTCATTTGTTAAAGCATGGATTTTGTTCTCATTACTTGCGCTGTTATTGTCTTCTATGCGTTTCAATTCTGATTGTTTATCAGCTAATTGATTACGCAAATTAATTTCTTCCTTACCGTTTTGAATATCTATACGCTCATTTTCAAGTTGCTCAATTTCTTGTTTGATAATTGCGTATCTATCATTATCGAATTCCGGTACATCCTGCTTATTTTGTTGTGTTTGGTTAATACGTATCGGAATATCTTTGATATCTTTGTTAATCTGTTTTATCTTGTCCGTAAGAATCTTTTTCTTTGTTTCAATTTCATGATCTCCAAGAATATTATTTAATTCTTTAAAATCATCATTTGTTTTAATGACATCCTCATCATTGATTGGTTTAGCAATTTCAAACAACAAACTTCTTCGCTTCTTCCAATCTAGTAAGTTAAATGCTTGAGGGTTCGTAATTAACTTGAATACATCTTCATCAATCAGTTCATCAATACGAGCTTTATAATCCTTTACTTTTATTGATTCATCATTGATATATTGTTTCTTCGTTCGACTTCGTGAGTATTCCTTGCGATTCGTTTTTTGATTTATTGTGTATTTAGGATGTGACTCTTTTTTAAAAGTCGTAATTTTTCCGTCGATTTCAAATTCTGCGAAAACAGTCGGAATTAACTCATAATTTTCTTCGTTTTTTTCGTTTAAAGGTACAGGGTTAAATGATTTGGTTGATCCGTCCAAACCTTTATCGAAAAGCAGCCATTGTAATGCGGTTGCTGTTGTAGTCTTGCCAGTCGCATTATTGCCGTATATTTTTGCATCTTTACCGTCAAAGTTAAATTTTTCTTCTTTGATTCCAGCAAAGTTCGATATAGTTAACTTATTTATTTTCATATCTTTCCTCATGCTCCTTTTTTAATCTTCCGATGACCTCTTAGCACCTCGATAATTAAATTTTTTATTCGTTCATGGCTGTCTGGATTGATTTCATGTATCTGCACAAGCTTATTGTTTGTTTTGTAACTGTCGTGATAGTGTAAGAAATTAATCGATAAGTATCCGTGATGATTACGTTCAATTTCCAATAATGCTCGTTGGTTTGACAAAGTATATTCGTCGAATAACGTCTTAAAAATATTCAATATATTTCTTTCTGTATCTCTCATGCTTATACCTACCATCTCATGACTAAGTTAATTAGCCTGTCTCTTTCGTCTGTGTTCTCTTCAATCCATTCATAAATAGATTGATTTAATATGTCTAATGCTGTGTATAGATCATTCTCATCTGTTATATTTATACTGTCGATAAATCTATCTTCTAAATCTAAGACATTCACTAGAATGCTGTAATCTTGTTTCTTAACTGCTAATTTAAAATCGAATCCGTCTACATTAATTACTTTTTGACATACATCGCCAATTTTGTAGTACATTGTTGACACTTCCTTTATTTCGTTTTATATTGAATATGCATTAATTTTCTAATTGTTTAGACTGTTACTCATTGCCGTGAGTAACAGTTTTTTTATTCTTCATAAAAGTATTCCTTATAAAATATGAATGTTGCGATACTTGCGAATCCCGCAATCGACCATGCAGTAGTGAAGTATAGAAACGGCATAAGTACAATTGCTAAGACTGTAAAGCACAGTACTGCTACTAGGTAGCTTTTATAAATGTTGCTCATTTTATTCTCTCCTTATATATTTCATTGAAATGCTCATCGACGAATTTATTCATCTTTCTTGCGTTAAATCTCCAGCGATTAAAATTCTCATCTGGGTAATGCACAATTCCTTGCGCTCTTAGTTCTTTTTCAAATCTAGGATGAAATAGTAATCTGTCCTTGATAGTCTCATCAGATGCAATTTTTAATTTCTTCTTTAAGTCACTCATGTTCCATACAGGGTCTAATGAATAACCAATTAGCTCATCATATTCATCTTTTGTGATAAGTACATGTGTTTCAGGTATTGGAACTGTTACGTTTAAAATATGTGGCATTTCTATCTTTCCTTTCGTGTATAATGTTGTTATCTCCTAGTGAAAGGAGGTGATATTGGTGTATATTGATCCTTTAAAAAATGTTCGTTTTTCTATTAATAACGTAATTAGTAATGTTGAAATTTCTAAAAGTATGGCAATTAAACAATCTTTAAAACCTAAGTACCAATTAGATATAATTAATAGAAACAACATAAATTTATTTTCTGACTTCAAAGTAGACTTTCATCTAAACAACTTAATTGAAATGAATTTTAATTTGCGTAATTCTTTTTCATCTCTAACATTTCAAAGAAATTTATTTTCTGAAGAAACGATAAAATCTTTTAAGGAACTCTATAGGTTTGATGATGAGATTGTACTTCAAGCACAACAGACCATTAGAGATTTTTATATCAATCCAACTGCTATCTCTACTTTGGCTGAAGCCATCAATTCGACCTATCCAATAAATGAGCAAAGTACCTACAAGAGACACGATGAATTTGTCAAACGTATCGAAAATGATTTTCCACATCCTTTCAAAAAGTTAATAAGATGGTCTAATGGCATTGCAGCAGGTGCTGACATTCAAATCTTTGTAACAAACTATATAAACGAGAACGATTTACATATTCAAAATTCATTGATAGTTGCTATAGTTTGTTTATTAAGTTTTTTATCGACCTATTGTTCACATTCTAAAAAGTAATAATAAGGCCTAATTTAGTTAACCTTCTTTAACAACTCTGCAACTGCTCGCAACAATTCAGGGTTGTTACTTCTTTCTAAACAGTAACTAGCATGCTTTAGTAATTTGAGTTTTAATTTATTTTTTTCTTTCGCGATTCTAAATTTTTGTAACATTTGTTATGCCTCCTTTGCATTTCCAAAAATTTAATATAATTTAAATTCGATACCATCTATTTGAATGTATAGATTATCTAAATCAGGGATTGCCTTTTTATATAAACCAAATCTTGATTTGATATCTGCTAATAAATAGGTATCTAAGTTACCAATTGATAATAGTCGTCTATTATTTGCTTCGTCATAGTAGTAATAGATGACTTTTTTGTTTTGAGCTTCCATTTGCTGTGCCCTCCTGTTAAGTTGTTTGTTTTTCTCCTAAAAACTTATTAACAAAGTATTGTTGTCCTTTGCCTGTTACTTTTGGCGTCTTACTAATTGATGTGTGACCGTCCGAATGTGTGATTGATGTTTCTTTAATTTCGAATAACTCACGTTCCATTGAATACTGTGTAGGCATGTTATAATCCACACCCTTGCGTTTAATAAGGAATCCGTTTTGACGTAACCACTCAAACAATCTGCGTTGCCCGATGTTTAC